ATTATCGGTACACTTGTTGCTAATACACAGGAGTTTGGTCAATACGAAGACATAATGATTGTTTCGTCTGACCATGACTTCAAGCAATTACAAAAGTATCCGAATGTCAAACAGTTCTCTCCTCTCTTAAAGAAAGCCGTTGTCGAGGATAATCCAAAGATCAATCTTATTGAGAAGATCTTGACTGGCGATGCAGGTGATGGTGTACCGAATGTATTGTCAGATGATGATGTCTTTGTAGAAGGTCGTCGTCAAACTCCACTTTCAAAGAAAAAGAAAGAAGCGATTAAAGAAGATCTTTCTGAAGGTGAATTGCTATACGCTGCTTCTTGGTATCGCAATTACTGTCGTAATGAAACACTTATCGATCTGACTAAAACGCCAGACCGTTTAAAAGAAAAGATCCTTGATGAATTTAATTCACAAGATCCTTGGCATAATAAGGGTTTAGTGTTTCCATATCTTATAAATAAAAACATGAAGATGTTGATTGAATCCGTAGAGGAATTTATCTAATGGCTAAATACGTATTTGAAGTTTTGCAGGAAGCTGCAAAGAAGAGAACCAAAGCTGAGAAGATTGAGGTTCTAAGAAAGAATGAATCTTGGGCGTTAAAGGACGTATTGCGTGGTACATTTGACTCAATTGTACAATGGGAACTTCCAGAAGGAACTCCACCGTATACCGCTTCCGAGCCACATAACCATCCCACAAATCTCTTAAGAGAAAATACTAAGTTCGCATACTTTGTAAAAGGTGGGAAAGGTGGTCAAATGCCTAAGTTCAAACGTGAAAGACTATTCATTGGCATGCTCGAAGGTATCCATCCTGAAGATGCTAAGGTAGTTATCGATATGATTAACAAAACACCGCCGAAGTATATTACTCGGCCTATCGTTCAGGAGGCGTTTCCTGGTCTGCTTAAAGACTAAGACATCTCTAAAATTTAACTTTAACACATTAGAGTGTGCACATCCGTGTACGCTCTTTTTTAATAGGAAAACAATAATGGTATTAGCTCAAATCGAACGGCTTAAGAAAGATTCAACAGAATTGGAAATCTATGCAAAGAAACTTGCCAAAAAGGGACTGGAAAGTAGAGCAGAAAAGATACTTAAGAAACGCGATTTTATTCAAAGACAATTATTGGAGGTAATACCAGCTAATTCCCCTTAAACCAAAAAATAGTAGTGTACAACTGATCTCCGGTTTGTTATAATATATTATGAATCAAAACAATAATTGTGTAGGTGTGGTATCCGGATTATGAATATTTTTATACTTGATAAAGACCCAGTTGTAGCAGCTCAAATGTTATGCGATAAACATGTACCTAAGATGATTGTCGAATCTGGGCAAATGTTATCTACTGCTCATCGTTTACTCGATGGTACTCCAGTAAAACGTCGATCTAAGTCAGGCAAGACAATGCAAACTTACTATGAATTTGGTGATGAACGTGACAATCTATATTATACAGCAGTACATAAACATCATCCTTGTACTACATGGTCATTGAAATCAAAAGCAAACTATGAATGGCACTATACTCACTTTAAAGCCATGTCAGACGAGTATACATATAGACGTAATAAGATTCATAAGACATGGCGGGATATCGGCGAACTACTCGAGAAGCCGCCTCAAAATATTCCTGATATTGGTCTTACAGAATTTGCACAAGCAATGACACATTACCCTGAATGTATGGTTGAAGGTAATGCTGTACAGGCTTATCATAATTATTACCATGCTGCAAAATGGTTTGCCAAATGGGAATGGGGTCGACCACAACCAGACTGGTGGAAAGGATATCAAGGTGCCGAAGTACACACTGCATAGAAAATCTACGGATGAGACATTCGACGTCGATATGAAGTTTGACGATCTTGCGCAGTTGCTTGAAGATGAAGACTTAGAAAGAGTATTGGTTCCGCCTAATTTTTCCTCTACCGGCATGCGGACGAATATATCGAGAGCTGGAAGTGAATGGAGAGATCTCTTAGGTAAAATTAAAAAAGGTTCTGGCAAAGGTAATACAATTAAAACATGAGACGTGGTCAAAAGAAAACAAAAGCAGAATATATTAATATTCGAATATCTCAATTAAGAGAGGATGCAATGCGTGCATCTGATCATTATGATCGAAATTGGTACTATAGAATGATTCAAGAATTAAAATGGGTACTAGATTATGAGTAGTAAAGCGACAGTAAAACATGAAGACTTATTCGAATGTGTACCAGAGACTGAAAACCAACAAAAAGCGTTTGATGCGTGGGATGATGGAGAAAATCTCGTCCTTGCTGGTTCTGCTGGTACTGGTAAGACTTTTGTTGCGTTATTCTTGGCATTGGAATCGGTTCTCGAGCGAGAGACGCCTTATGATAAGGTTATTATTGTCAGGTCGGTAGTACCAACAAGAGATATGGGTTACCTACCTGGAACTGTAGAGGAAAAGAAAGAGGTGTTTGAAACACCCTATAAATCAATCTGCTATGAGTTATTTAATGATAATGCTGCATATAATAAACTAATAAATAATCATCAGATAGAGTTTATCACAACTTCGTTTATAAGGGGACTGACGATTGATAACGCTATCATTATCGTGGATGAGATGCAGAACCTCAACTTCCACGAACTTGATTCTGTCATCACACGTGTAGGTAATAATTGCAGAATCATATTTAGCGGAGATTATCATCAATCAGACTTTAAGGATGAGAATGAAAGAAATGGTCTTCAGAGATTCTTACGAATAGTCGAACAGCTCAAAAATTTTAGTGTGATTACATACGGCTGGCAAGATATCGTAAGATCAGACTTCCTTCGTGATTATATCATGACGAAGGAAATGCTAGGAATGAAATAATGAATATCATAAAATGGATATTTGCAATCATTGCATTAGGACTGGTATTAATCGCGATTGGTACTAGTGACACATTTGCCGAAGATCAGTGGCACGAAAAGCCGGTTATATGTAACACATCGCATGAAGATACGTTGAAGAATTTTTATTACAGAGAGGGTCTCGTGCCAATGATGGCTGGCACGACTAAGATTCGCCTGGTAGAAAATATAAATGAAACTGTGGATGGTGTTATCTACATCATGTTTGATTATGAAAACAATAGTGCTGCAGTGATGGAATATACACACGACCAGGTTTGTGCCTTGGCATTTTTTCATGATGTTGAATTTGACACTGACAAACTTAAAGAATATTTGAACTACAATGACAACAGATGAAGTACTACATTCTAATCATAATGGCATTTGCTCCCGGGGAGAAAGTAGATCATTTTTTATTTGATAAAGCACCATTTAACAGTGTTGAAGAATGTCAATCATTTGGTACTCAATACTCGGAAATGATTACAAATCTTGCCGTAATGAAATTCAAAGGTAAGGATTGGGCAAATATTTACTGTATACCTGAAACTAGCGCAGATAATGAAAAGATTGGAAATATATTAAATGAGAAAGGTGTTTGAACATGTGGAACTGGATATCGGATATAATGATTTGGTTACAGACACAAGGGAGACTGGCAGGGTATACGTTGCTCCTGATGGTTCTAGTTATCCTAGTGTCACAACAGTACTAAGTATTCTCGGTGAAGATTCAATTCGAGCATGGCGAGCCCGAGTTGGGGAAGAGGAAGCTAATAAGATTAGCCATCGAGCTAGTAGTCGCGGTACTGCTGTACATTCTATTGTCGAAAGGTATTTGAGAAATGAAGATACATCAGATAATCTCCCACATATTAAGCAAAGTCTTGCAAACCTGCGGCCAATTCTTGATCAATCTATCGGGAAAATCTTTGGCCTCGAAACTGCTCTTTATAGTCGCCATCTTGGCATGGCTGGTCGTTGTGACTGTATAGCGGAGTTTGACGGTGTACCATCGATTATCGATTTTAAGACCTCGCGCTATCCGAAACAAAAGGAAAAGATTTCTAACTATTTCGCGCAGGCAAGCGCTTATGCGATTATGTTCGAGGAGAGGACAGGGTTGGCCATTCCGAACACCGTCATTGTTATGGACGTGGACGACCAAGGGCCGCTTGTTTTCAAGGAACACAGAGACAACTACATCGATCTCCTCCTAGATACCAAAAAAGAATATGATAGACGCAAACTTTTTTCACATTAAGTGAAAAAAACTGTGTACAATCCTTCAAAAGTATGATATAATAATACTATAGAAGGAGCTAAATTATGAGACATGAAGTAGAAATCTTAGAAGCACAAGAATTTGCTTGTGAATATTACAACATTCCAAGACGTAAGTTCGTAGAACTGGCAGCAAAGCGTTACCCAAGAAACGCTTATCTGTTTCAGGTTGCTATACGCTGTTATGATGAAATTCAAACTGATATGATGGAGATTGCATAATGCGTATCAAAGGTGCTATGACTATTCTGCATAAACGTGCTGATTATTACGGTCTTACTTTTAGACAACTTATCGATATGTACGAATCAGATGGTCCAATGAAAGTTGAGAACGAAACTCTTCGTCATATCCAAGCGTATGAAGTCTATAAGATCGATCAAGGTTATTCTTGGTCTGGTATTAATGGTGAAAGGTGGGTTAAATGATTTTTTTAGATATGGATGGAGTGATTGCTGATTTCTTCGGCGGCATTGAAAGACAATTCGGTGTCGACCATTGGAAAAGTCTTAACTTTAAAGAGGTCGTCTTTGCTGAACTCAAAGGTACAGACTTCTTTGCCACTCTTCCTGTATTTGGTGAACAAGACCGTAGATCAGAATCGATTGCTGTTCACAACCTTGTAAAGTTGGTTGCAGAAGATAATGGTATTGATTGGGGTATCTGTTCTTCTCCACTTAGAGGTGATGAATATAATTCAGCCTATCACAAGCGTAACTGGCTTAATAAATGGGGTATGATGCCAGCTGATGTTGATAACTGTATCTTTACTGCAAACAAACATAAGTATGTCTGGGTTGGTACAGACAATCTTCCAAATATTCTGATTGATGATAAACCACAAAACATCAAACAGTGGAGAGATGCTGGTGGTATCGGTATTCGCT